CAGGCGCGGTCGTGCGGACGTTCGACTCGTCCTCCTTCAGCAGGATGGAGAGATCCTGCTCGCGGATCTGGTTCGGAATGAGCCTGATCGGCGGGTCGTCCGGGAACCCGAAAACCATCTCATACTCAAGATCGTTGAAGCGCTCGATGTCGGCCTCGCCGATGCGCAGGCTGTCAATCGTGACCGGCCCGTAGCCCAGCACGAACAGGGCGCGCATATACTGCTCATCCTTGTCGAGCGTGAACGGCTCCTGCCCATAGGGCGGGATGATCCGGTGGCGGCCCAGCACCTTGGGTATCACGCCGAACGGGTTCGACTGGTTGCGCGTGCCGCGCAGGAACAGCGTATTGCTGGAACGGATGGCTCCGCCGGAGCCGGACAGTTGCCCAAGCTCCGGCTCCGGAGGCGGGGCGATGGCATTGACGGCAAGCGCGCCCGCGAAGCTCACGGCTGCGCCGGCGAGCGCGCCCGCACCGGCGGCGATGGCGGCCTGTCCCGCTGTGGCGGTTGCCCAGGTGACGTTCATGGCTGCGAGCGACAAGCCCGCCGTGAATACCGCCGCGACGACCGCGACGATGGCGACGACGGCCATCAGGACCCCGTTCTTTTTGCCGCCGTCGTCCCCGCCCGCCGGGACGACGCGGACGCCGAACAGCGCGCCCGCTTTCGGCCGCACGCGATCCCACCACCATTCGGGGACCAGAAGATCATTGATGAACACGCGGCATTCGATTCCGGGATGGAACCGCACGCCGATGGCGTCGAGGATCTCGCGGATCGTCATGCCCTCGCGGACGTAGGTGATCGTCTTCGCCATCGAGAACGGACGCGGGCACGCGACCACCTGCACGCGCTTGGTCGCATCGACCTCGCGGGCGGGGGTCTCCTGAATCTGCGTCCTGTTCTCAAGCAGCAGCATGGCGGTAGATCCCCATGACCCTGCGATTCCAGAGCGGCGACCAGTAGCGTTCGACGCAGGCATTCGTGCCGCGCATGATGTGGAGCATCTGGCCGGGGCGGAGGACGATGCCCACGTGGCACGGCAGGCCCGTCACGCGCAGCAGGACCACGTCGCCCGCACGTTCCTCGCCGGGCGGCAGCGGACGCCAGCCGTCCGCCTTGCGGTGATCGATGAGGCTGCTCACGTGAGGCCCATCGGTCGTCGTGTAGTCCTCATCGAGGTAGCTGGGCAGATCGATGCCGTACTCCTCGGCGTAGACCAGCCGCACGAGCCCCCAGCAGTCGCAGCCCTCCCACGAGCGGCCGCGCTCGGCGAACGGAATGCCGATGTAGCGGTTGGCGTTGATGGTGTGCAGCATCGTCATCAGTAAAGCCCCGGAAAGTCGGCCGGCGAGAAAATCCCCTCCGGGCACGGCGCATTCAGGATGTTCTCGAACGAGAGTTCCCCCTGAACCGTGAGCGCATCGTATCGGATGTCGCGCATCGTCATCTCCCACGGTCCCGCCTCGATGGTGTCGGGATCGCTCGCGAGCACCACCGACATGGTGACCGTCGGCGCCGATGTGATCGTCCGCACGGCTTCCACGACGCGCCGGTCAACGTTATCGATGATTAGCTGGACCCGCGCCATCTGGTCGTCGTGCTCGCTCGGGAGCGCCGCGCCGAAGGGGAACGCGATGTAGGTCTCGCCATTCGACACGATGTTTTCCGAATTGCTCGTGACGCGGATCGGCTCGGCGAGGTTCGGATGCTCGATGGTGAGGAGAATCGCCCAGACCTCGTCGGAATACTGCGCCATGATGCTGCGCATTGCGGCGGGTGAGAGCGGTCGCGCCATCAGGGCAGGACCTCCAGTTCCGTCTCCACGTGCCAATACTCATGGCTCACGGGCGAGTACTGCGGCGGCGAGACGATTCGCATCTCTTCGACCAGGGGAACCCACGTCGCGCCAATGATCGTCCCGTCGTGGTTGCCGCTCGTCTGCGAGTCCGCGGTCGTGATGCCCGACCCCTCGTTGAATCTCCAGTAGGCAATCAGATCCGACTCGTCGCCAACCAGCTCGCTCATCATGTTGCCTGCAATCTCTACATCGCTGCGCGCGTCGGCCCAGAGGCGCACGTCATCGATGCGCCCATAAGTGCCGTAGGCGAGCGACCGGCCGATCTCGAGCGGCGCCGTCCCGCCGCTCATGTCGCCCGAGAGCTTGGCGGCAGTCTGAATGAGCGTTCCGTCGCGGTAGAGATAATGGTTCGAGCCGTCGCAGGCGAACGCCCAGTGATGCCATTCCGTATCGGGGATCACGCCGGTGCCGTAGTAGGCGTTGTCGCCGTTGAGCGCATAGGCGCGGAAGACCAGAATGTCGTCGCCCGCTGCTTTCTCGACGGCGTATTCCATTTGCCCGAGGCCGCTCTTGTGCAGAATGCCAGCTTCCTCGTTGGGGTCGTTCGCGCGGTACCAAAATTCAATCGTGAACGTACTCGAACCGGGACTCAGGGCGGCGTGATCGGGCACCAGCACATAGGTGCCGCGCCCGTTGAATTGCAGGCACGAGCCGAAGCCGGCAAGCCCGCTCTGCGCGTCCTGATCCTGGCGGCGATAGTCGAAGGGGAGCGCGCCGCCGCCGAGCGTGACGCGGTAGAAGGCGTCGAATGTGTCTTTCTGGCTGCGCGACATGAGCCACTGGACGCGCATCTGCCGCACGCCGGCGGTGAATCGCTTGCGGGTTTTCGCTGGCCCGGCGTCCATCTGCGTGCGGAGAATCAGATTGGGAGCCGTCTCGCTCCCGCCGAGCAGCAGGTAAGACTGAGGCAGAGAGGCTGGCCATTGCGCGTTGCTCATCGCCCGCTGCCCGTGCGCGCGACGCCGTAGTTGCGCCGCAGAACGCTGTCATATTCGCCCTGGTCCATCTGTCGGCGCACCTCGTCGCGGATGTAGAGTTGGATGCGCCGTTCGCCGTTCGGCCCCCGCGATTCGCGCCGCTCGACCTGCCCGCCGTTCTGGCGCTGGTCGATGATCTGGATGATGACCGGCGGCCCCTGATCGCTGCCCACGTCGGCCATGACGCCGAGCGCGCCGCCGCGCGTGCGGGTGAGCGGCAGCACGGCCTCCGCGCCGCGCTCTCCGGCGATTTGGGTCGGCGAGACGATGGTCGGGCTGTCGACGATCCCGCCCTTCGCCATCGGCTGGAAATGCGCCTGAATCCCCTGCGAGAACCCGGCGCCGAATCCCGCGCCGCTGAACATGCCTGACATGCCGCCGGTGAGGGCCGCCTTGAGCGGCTCGAAAATAAGCGCCTGCATAATCGCTTTCTGAATCTCGACGGCCAGATTCCTGAACGCCTCGCTCACCGATTCCGTGCCGAGGATCAAGCCCTCGAACGTGCCGGCGAAGGCGTTGCTGATGCCGCTGGCAAGGTCCTCGTAGGCTGCGGCCAGCTTGCGGTTCTCCTCGGTCAGCCGCTGCGACTCCTGTGCCGCCTGCGCCTCCGTCAGCAATCCCGCCTCCTGCGCCGCCTGCACATCTCGGAGGGCGTTCGCCAGCCGCTCCTCGGCCGTGATCTGGCGCTCGATGATCTCCGCCGCCAGTTGCTCAATCCGATACTTTTCGGCCAACTCGGCTTTGTATTCCTCGATGGAGCGAAGATTATCCTGAATGATCTTGGTTTGTTCGGACGTCAGTTCCGTCTGCTTCAGGTTCAAGCTGTAGAGCGTCTCCAGCCAGCGGGCTTGTTCCTCGTCGCCGCGGAGCTTCTCGGCGAGGATGGTGAGCTGCTGGCTCTGGCTCTCCATTAAGGCGTCGATGGACTGCTTTTCGCGGTCGCGCTGCGCCTTCAGATCCGCCTCTTTCTCAAGCTGCTGCTGCAGATCGAAGTACCGATCAACCAGAGTCTGGGCTGTCTCGGCCTCCTTCTCGCCGAGGACGATGTTCTCCTTGAGCAGATTGGCCCTCAGCTCTTCGACGGGGATCAGTCGCTCTTTCCCGGCAAGTTCCAGCTCAAGCGCTTTGACCGCCAATTCCTGCTGCGCCGTCCACTCGGCGAGGAGGTCGCGACTCTTTTTGGTTGCGGCGCCGGCCTCCCTTTGGATCGCAGACCCGCCGTCTTTGCCAGTGGCAGACCTCTCCCCTCCTGTTTGGCCATTTTCATCCCGCAGCCGTCGCCTCTCCTGGTTTTCCTCCCACATCTGGACGAGCATTCGCTCGTTTGACGCTTTCTGCTCGTCAAGCCGTTTCTGCTCTGCCTCCCGGAAGTTTTCCGCCGCACGCGCCAGGCGATCATACATGTCGGCCACGGCCTTGAGGCCTCGGCTTCCCGGCGTGTCGCGCATGCCCACAAGCCCTGAGACCTTATCCATTGCGCTTGCGACGGCTCGGTTGACCGTGCTGCCAGTCTTGCCGATGATTTCGATCGCGTCGTCAATGACGACCAAGTCCAGCTTGAGTTGACCCAGGCCTTCGCTGATGTCCGTGATCAGCCCTACCCATGCAAGCTGGAAGTCGCCCGCGGCGACCGAGTTGACGTTGAACAGCTCCGCGATGTCCCTGAGAACCGGCGTTACCGTTCGTAGCGCCCTTGTCAGGCTGTCAATGAAGCCCGAGTCGCCGATCGCAAGTTTCAGATCAAACCAAGCCGTGTTCAGCCGCTCTATCTCTGCCCGAGTCGATCGCGCGGCGCGCTCAACGTCCTTTCCGTAGGTCTTGTGCAGCTCCGCAGCCAGCTTCGGCAGCAGATCGGCAGCCAGAACCTCCCCGCT